CTGTGCAGTCAGTCATCGGGGCATTCGAGTACGAGGCTGTTGCCGATCCAGACACCCGCCCCAACCACAGGGCAGCGGATGGAATAATCGCATCAACCCATGACCCCATCTGGGATTCCATGACGCCACCATTGGGGTACAATTGCCGATGCTCATTGCGTCTGGTGGATCGGCTGGAGCTTGAGGAGCGGGGGATGCTGGATGGGGGTATGGTGGTAAGCAACGCCAGCGATGCCAGGTTCAGCGATGCACATCCCGATGAGGGATTTGGGAGGAGTCTCTGATGGCGGCTGAGACGGCACACAAGACATCTCGACTGTCAGTGGATATTGCCCCCATTATGATGGCAGCGCTGGAGGAGAGAGCCACAGAGGCCGGGATGAGCAAGGCCAGCATCATCCGTACTGCCCTGAGAGTTGAGTTGCGAGACGAAATGCGCCGCGCATCAGAGACCCGCACCAACAAAGAGCATCAGGATTGCAGGCATCCCGGCTAGATACTAGACGATGCCGGTTGCAGATTTCCATCCGCTGCTCCATACTCCCGGCAGATCGAGGAGCCCGGATGCCAGCCAGCAAATACATAGAACCCGATGGGCAATTCAAGCCAGTGGACGGCAGCCGCTTCAAGGGTTGCGTAGCGGCTCAGATGGCCAAGGGTCTGAACGAAAAAGATGCACAGGAGTTGTGTGCATACATCGGGCGCAAGGCAGGCAAAATCAAGGGCTCCGCGCTAGAGACCGATGAAACGGTGTCTCCCCTTGATGCCGATAGAACATCCGATGGTCACGGATACCGCCAGAACAAGGATGGCACCTTTACCATCTATGACGTTCCGGTGATGGCGACTCTGGCAGAGCTTGAAAAGCAGAATAAAAAGCCCATCGGGCGCCCGTGGCTGATGGCAGCGGTACACAAGGCGGAGGAACGATTCGCCCAGGATGGCTACCTGGCACCGCTCCATGTGGACCATCACGGTGAGGGCAGAACTGAGCCGGCAGGATTTGTGTTTCCCCGCTCAGTCAAGGAATTTTCCTACGAAGGCAAAAAGACCTGGGCCATCTTTGCGGATCTCCAGGTAACCCCTGACATCCTAGAGCGGATCAAAGCCAACACGCTGCCCTATCGCTCAGTTGAAATCCACAATTGGGATGAGCCTGAGATTTCTAGCCTTGCCATGCTCCAGGACTCGGTTCCGTATTTCCGGTTTGGCGTTCTCAAGCTGGGAGAGCGTCTAGGCCAGGAGCAAGGCGACACTCAAACATTCAGCCAGCCGGGACCAGCGATGGCAGCTAGAGCATACGCTCTAGGCTCTGCAGTGCTATTCAGCTTCCAGGGAGACAAGATGACCAATACAGAGCCGGGCGCACTGAGCGATGCTCCTGAGATCACTGAGCAGACGGCTGAGGCTGTCACGTCTGACAGCGCTAGTCTCGCTGAGGATGTTGATGTGTCTCGAGCCATCCGGGAAATCCACGACCGGATGGATGAGACTCACGATATCGTCAAGCGGATAGCTGCCAAGATGGGGCTTGACGAGGATGATGAGGAGGCTGAGGAGGTCAAGGATACTGAGACCTCTGAGGTTGTCGAGGCACCAGTTGAGCAGTCAGCTGGTGGATCATCGCTGGCATCGCTCCAGGGCAAAATTGCAGCGCTCGAGAATCGGGAGCGAATACGCAAGGATGAGAGCGAGCGTAGCGCTGTAGTGGAGTCTGCTATGGTTGCTCTGTCTGCCTGGGGTCCAGACGCTGCCATCAGGGACAACATCATTGCGCTGGTGGCTACCAGCAAGGAACCGGGCAGGACTGCGGAGACATTCGTCAGAAGCTACAAATCCTCCGTGCCCCAGCGACCATCCGCCACACTCGAGGATTTCGATGCGCGGATGGGTGCAGCGGCTGACCCATCCGAGGTTCTCAAGTTTGCTCACAAGGGACCGGATGCGCTAACGATGGCACGTCAGGCATCGGCTCAGTTTGATGAGTTGAGCCTAGCCGGCGAGATGTCGTCAACCCGTGAGGAATTCATCACCACCCAGATCAGCCACGCCAATGGCGAGTCCTTCTAGGAGAATCAGATGGCTCTCACTGCTGACAGTTTCCCTGTTACCGCTGACCGTGGCGTGATGGCGGGGATCGTTCTGAACGCTCAACAGATTTTTTCCGGTGCCCTTTGCGCGGTTGATGGCAATGGCTTCATCCAGAATTGGGCTGATACAACCGGCTTCAATTTCGCTGGGATGTCGATGACGGGTGTGACTGGAGACACCGGAGCAAGCCCTGATGTTGAGGTCAAGCTGAATACGTCTGGCCCGATTGTCAAAGAGGTAGCCGTAACTGGCGCAACCGGAATTGGCGATGTTGGTGATCTCTGTTTTGCAACCGATGAGAACACGTACAACCTCGCCACCAGTACTAACGTCAAGGCCGTTGGGGTTGTCACCCGCTATTACTCAGGCACTGATTGCGATGTTCGTCTGTTCACCCCTGCCGAATACCAGGCACTCAACTAACCAGGAGCCGCCCCATGGCTGGTCAAATTGTAGTCAGCGCTAACACTCTGACGAGTGGCATCCGCTCAGAATTCAGAGGAATTTACCGGGCGACCTACAGCAATGTTGCTGCCCGGTTGGCGCCCGTGATGGAGCTTAAGGTTCCATCGGACTCTCGTACTAGTCTCTGGGCGTACTACGAGAGCAGCCCCCAGGCACGCCTGTGGAGAGACGGGGAGAGCATCCCTACTGATGAATTCGGTTCTGTGCAGTTCAGCACAGAGAACCGTTCCTGGGCTGTTAGGGTCCAGTGGAGTCAAGATGATCGTGAAGACGATCAGACGTATTCGCTCCTGGAGCGTGCCCGGGATTCTGGCCGATCTTTTGCCCAGCTTGACGAGAGAGTCTTCTATCAGCTGTTACTTAACTCCAGTGATAACAGCCTGTTACCTGCACGGAAACCTTTTGGTTGGTACTGGAGTGGCCACTTCTGCGGCAGTGAGAACTGATGCGTTTTCCGCCATGGATCAGATCAGAAGCTTCCAGGACACAGCCGGGGCTCCTCTTTTTGACCCTGGCGACCTGGGATCATTTCACATCTTCTACGGGGTACACAATGACCAGGTATTCCGTGAGGCATTCCAGCAAGGGCGTACCCTGGATGGTGGCGCGGCTGTCTCGAACATCATCCTCGAGAGTGGCTTGAAGATCGTCCTGAACGCCACCCAGCGCATCCCCTCAGGTGACGATGACTGGTTCCTGTTTGCTGAGATGCCTGGCAGGCGCAAGAGCATCTTCCAGCAGGAGAGGCGTGCAATCCGCGAGACGATGAGTACCTGGCAGAATTCGGACCTGGCCCGCGAGACCAAGATTGAGGGAATCCAATGGGATTCTCGATCCGGTTACGGAATCGCTGTTCCCTATAACACCGTGAAAATAAACAACTAACGCCATTTGCGTTTGTTGTAAGTGTCTAGATGTGAAGGCATACAACTAGACGAAACAACTGATGAGATTTCTTCCCCGCGAACGGCACCGGATCCAGAATGATGGCCGGTGCCGTTTCCCGTTTAGCCGGGCCATGAAAGGCAAGTGAGATGACTATGGTTGACACCCCGAAGAGAAAACGAGGCAGGCCGCGAAAGGTCCGGGCAGAGGATCCCACCCCGGAACCAACCCCAGAGCCAGCGCCGCAACCTGAGCCGGTACCATCCCCAGAGCCAGCCCCGGAAGCTGCACCCGATGAGGATGAGACTCCCACCCCCGCACCGGAACCCGTACAGGAATCGCCCATCGCATCAACGATCAAGGCCACCGGGGTGGTCAACCTCAAGCTGGAAGATGCAGAGGTGATGCAGCGGTTTTCTGTCTGGCTTGGAGTTGGCAAGAGTTGCCCGTACCAGAATTGCGCCGCTGGCGGGCAGGACTTCCCCCGCTGGACTGAGCGGATGGAGACCGTTGGGGGCACCACCAGTCGCACCCGCGTCAATGGCAAGGTAGTAGAGATGACCCGGAGTGCCATTGAGCGGGTAGCCCAGGCCGTGGGTCGCAAGGTTGTGCGGTGGGCAGGTAGTAGAGCGTTCATTCTCAATGTGGACTCACCGCGCTACATGGGCTCCAGGAACGATGAGCCCCTGGGCAAGTATCTTTACATGCAGGTTGTCGGGGATCTTCTGCCCCCGGATTGGCGCACGAACGAACCTGAGATGATGGTATAGGCTAACCTGGAGACCCGCGATGCCCACCCCTACTCAGGCAGAGGTTGAGACTCAAATCAGCAACGTAGTCAGGATCTGGGCCAACTACCGGGATTGGACTGGGGTTACCGCTTCAACCAATTTCCTCACCAACCTCGACACGCTCATCCAGAGCCTCGAGGGCAACTACACCAATGAGTTGCTGGGTGCGGTTGCGTCGTTTCGCTCCACCTTGGCGGCAGCGATGGGAGGAGAGGGGGGGGCAATATCTCCACTTCTGGTGGAGATGGGTGCAGCGCTGGGATTCCCTGAGACATCTGTACTTAGTATTTTCCAGCGTCTCTACACTGAGATGGCCGATGCCTCCCAGGCTGTCCAGAGCCGTCAGATGACGTTTGGAGCCGTGGCTGCTGACGGCAGCAATACGGGCACGGGCACGATATATCGGTGCCACCAGGACGCACGCGGCTATGACATGGAGGGGTGCATCGCTGAGGCAAAGGAGGCGATGGTCATTGCTGACGCATCGTC